AGTTCCGGGCACAACTGCCCATCGACTACTTCCGCCGGGAAGACATGATTCGTTTTGAGACACTGACCCACGCCAAGCTCGATGCCTTGGCGACAGACATCCGACAACTGGAGTGCCGTAAATGCCAACACAAGGCCCAATGATCGACCCTGCCAAGGCCCGCCGCGAGAACATGCGCTGGTATATTCTGCTGACTCTCAATTCGGCGCGTCCGCTGGGAGCCTCCGAGGCGGTAGTGCTCTCCACGGTGCAGGGGATCGTTCCAGACTGCACCATCAGAGAGCTGCGCAACGAACTCGATTACTTGGAGCACAGGCAACTGGTCGAGATCGAAGGGAAGCATGGAGCGGCCTGGCATGCCGATCTGACCAGAGTGGGCATTGATGTGGTCGAATACACCGTGCCCTGCGAAGCTGGCATCGCCCGGCCCGAGAAGTACTGGTAACCATGCCTCCGAAAAATAAGGTCTATACCCTGCCCGATCCGATCCGGTCCTGGCTGGACGAAACCCTGGCGGCCAACGGCGGCCAGCAGTTCGCCGCGCTTGAGGAGCAGCTGGCGGCCAAAGGATTCAAGATCAGCGACTCTGCCCTGCAGCGGTATCACGCCAACGATCTGGAGCCGCGACTGAAGGCCCTCAAGCTGGCCACGGAGAGCGCCCGCACCGTGGCTGCAGCCATGGGAGAGAACGACGGCACCATGCTGGAGGCCCTGACCGGGCTCTGCCAGGAACGGCTATTCAGCCTACTCATGGAGGTCGACCAGGATAATCTCGACGGCGGCATGATGAGCAAGCTGGCCCGAGCAATCAGCGATCTGGCCAAGGCAAGCATCAACGTCAAGAAGCATGTGGCCGACGCCAGGGCCAAGGCATTGGAAGAGGCGGCGGCAGTGGTCAAAAAGACAGCAGCCAAGGCAGGGATGACCGCCGAGGCCGTGCAGATAGTCGAGGCCGAAATCAAGAGGATTTACGGTGTCTGAACCGCTCTTTTACCCCTACCAGCGCCGCTGGATCACCGAGCAACGCCGCTTCAAGATAGGCATGTTCGCCCGGCAGACCGGCAAGACGTTCTGCACCACCTTTGAGGTGGCCAGGGATTGTCGGCTTGCCGACTTGGCTGGAGCACGTGAACGGTGGGTCATCCTCAGTCGCGGCGAGCGCCAGGCCAAGGAGGCTATCGAGGAGGGCGTCAAACGGCACTGCCAGGCTCTTGGCTCGCTGGTGAAGTCGATCGAATCGGACTGGCGAACGGATGGCGCCACCTACCGGGCCTTGGAGATTGAATTCAGCAACGGCTCGAAAATCACTGCCCTGCCTGCGAACCCGGACACGGCGCGCGGCTTCTCGGCTAACGTGTTTCTGGATGAATTCGCCTTCCATCAGGATAGCCGCAAGATATGGACCGCCCTTTTCCCGGTGATCAGCGCCGGGCACAAGCTGCGCGTGGTTTCCACGCCCAACGGGAAGGGCAACAAGTTCTACGATCTCATGACCGGCAGCGATGACATCTGGTACCGCCAAACGACCGACATCTATCAGGCTGTTGCCGACGGATTGCCGCGCGATGTCGATGAGCTGCGGACCGGCATGGGCGACGAAGATGCCTGGGCGCAGGAGTACGAACTGAAATGGCTGGATGAGGCCAGCGCCTGGCTCAGCTTCGATCTGATCAGCGGTTGCGAGGATGAGCGGTCCGGCGATCCGGACCTGTACCAGGGCGGCCCGTGTTATGTGGGCGTGGATATCGGCGCCCGTAACGACCTGTTCGTCATCTGGGTCGATGAGATGGTGGGTGACGTTGCCTGGAATAGGGAGATCATCGCCAAGAAACGGATCAGCTTCGCCGAGCAGGACGAACTGCTGGACGAGGTGATGCAGCGCTACCACGTGGCCAGGATGTGCATGGACCAGACCGGCATGGGCGAGAAACCGGTGCAGGACGCGCAGCGCCGCTACGGGTCAGTGGTTGAAGGCGTGCTTTTCACTGGCCCGAATAAGCTGATCATGGCCACCAGGGGCAAGGAGCAGTTCGAGGACCGCAAGTGCCGCATCCCCATGGGCGACAGCGTGCTCAGGGCCGATCTGCACAAGCTGCAGAAGGTGGCAGGACCGACCGGAACGCCGCGCTTTGTGGCCGAGAGCGACAGCAGCGGCCACGCGGACCGGACATGGGCCAAATTTCTGGCGGTCAACGCGGCGGCGACCGGAGGGCATGACACCACCATCCATTCAGCCATGCCACGCGAAAGTCACAACCTGTTCAGGGGGTATTGATGTCTTCCGGATTGTGGGTGAGCCCGACCAAGTACATCGATTTCGCAGCGCCCAACCGGAGCAGCCTGACCGGGGAGGTCGCAAGCCGGTCCTTGGCCTGGGACTACAGCGCCATGGTGGGGTTGCTGCCGGATCCGGATCCGATCCTGCGCAAGCGCGGCGACGGTGCCGAGATCCTTGAGGAGTTGACAGCGGACGGCAAGGTGCTGACAGCCATCCAGACCCGCAAACTCGGTTCGCTCAAGCGAGAATACGAATTCAACCCGGGAACGGTCGATGGGCAGACCGACGCCCGGGCGGAACAGCTGTGCAAGGATCTGGCGGCCGACCTGGAAGACGTGGGCATGTACGAGTTGCTCTCCGGGCTCCTGGATGCCCCGTACTACGGCATGACTCCGGCCGAGCTGTTTTGGGAACCGAGGGATGGGTCGGTGCATCTGACCAAGGTCAGAGTGTTGCCGAATCGTTGGTTTGGTTTCGATCAGGAAAACGATCCCCGCTTCCGCTCCATGGCCAACCAAACAGAGGGCGATGAAATTCCTTGGGGAAAGATGGTGTTTGCGCGCCACTTCCCGACCTACGACAATCCCTTTGGGCTGCGGCTGCTCTCTCGCTGCTTGTGGCCTGTGGCCTTCAAGAAGGGTGGCACCAAGTTCTGGGTCACCTTTGCCGAGAAATACGGCATGCCCTTCCTGGTGGGAAAGTACCGCCAGGGGGCCAGCCCGGACGAACAACAGACCCTGCTCAGTGCCCTGGCCAAGATGGTGCAGGATGCGGTGGCGGCTATCCCGGAAGGCAACGTCATTGAGTTCCTCGACAAGGGTGGATCGTCAGGGACTGGAGGGGCGACCGACACCTTTGACCGGCTGCGATCCGCCATGGACGCCGAGATCAGCCAGGTGCTCATGGGCCAGACCCTGACCGCACAAGTCGGGGATAAGGGCAGCTACGCGGCCAGCAAGACGCATGAGGATGTGCTGGAGGATTACCGCGAGGCGGACCAGCGGATGGTCAAAGGGGTGATGGATGAGATCGGCAAGATCTACCGGGACATCAATGCCCCCGAAGTACCGGCACCGGTGTTTTCCTGGTTTGAGAGCGAAGACCCGCAAAAGGACTTTGCCGATCGTGACAAGACGCTGACCGATTCGGGGCTGAAAATCAAGAAGGCCTACTATGTGCGCCGGTACGGCTTCCAAGAGGATGAAATCGAGGTCGGCGAAGCGCCAATGACTCCGGAGAAACAAGAGCCGTCGAGCAAGGAACAAGAATTTGCCGAGGAATCAGGTGCCGGATCAATTGAAGAAGCCCTGCTCTCCTGGGCCAGGCAGCACGCAGGGCATGAGGCGGGATCGATGATCGATGCTGCCGAGGAGCTGCTCGGCCAGGTGGAGAGTTTGGAGCAGTTTCGTGAACGATTGATCGACCTGTTTTCCGGCACTGCTCCGGAGCGGCTGGGTGAAATCATGGCCAGGATGGATTTGTTGAGCAACCTGGCGGGGAGAGAGGAGGTTCTGGATGATTGAGAGTGACGCTCTAGGCTTGCCGACCCAAGATATTGGCAGCGGCAGTATTTTACTGGCATCAGACGCTGTCCCGCTGGCGATAGGAGAAACGCGCAGCATTGGTCCGATATGGACGCGCAACATCGTCAACATGGGCATCGACATCGTCGCAGATCGACCCTGCACAGTGACCGTCATCAGATGCCCTGACGGCCTTGCCGATGGTGAGCGCTCGCTTGCTGCGAGTGTATCGGCATCGACCCCGAAATACTTATCGTACAGCAACGTGCTGTGCAAAGCGATGCGCGTAGAGATCATCAACACATCAGGAGCGGCGATGGCCTCTTTTTCGCTCTACGTGCGCGGAGGGGCCTAAATGGAGCTGAATCCACGCGCATTGAATCTCAACCCATCCATTGTGCAGTCGGTGGCTGCGGTGTTGCCGGCACATTTCACCCGCAGAGGTGCTGCCTCTATCCTCTCCTCGGCAACCGCTGCTGGTAGGAGGACATTCTCCACCCAGCAGGATCTCTGTCTGGAACTAAACGGCAGTCCGGTCTCTGTTCCTCAGGCAAGTATCGACCTCAATTCTACAGAAAATTGGGACTCAGCGTATCCGGGCTATGCGACGCCCAATATCCGTGCAGGGTCAAACCTCTGTGTGTATGTCACGCCCGAGAAGCTCATTGTATCGCCCAATACAACGGTCCCGACGGGTTACACGGCAGCGAACAGCCGCAAGATCGGTGGGTTCCATTGTCTGCCGCCATACTTCGCTTCCGCGACAAATAAGACTCCTATACTCACTGCCCTCCCCGGGCTGAGCGCCAGTCATCCCGCCTATGGATTTTTGGCGGGAGATATCGTCCCGACCTCGATTTGGGATCTCATAGATCTGCCTGAGTGCTCTCCCGAGGGCATGGTCAAGATTTCCGAAGGCTGGTGGGTCGACATCTACAAGCAATCTGGGACGGGATTGACGACAGCCAGTGTGTGGAATGCGAGCTGTACCCGATCCAGGACATGGGGTGACACAGTGGATGATTTTGAACTGGTCGGCAAGGATCTACTCACAGATAGCCTCTGGCAGAAGGCTATGCGAGGGTGCCCTGAAGGTGTGAACGTCGCTGGAAGTGTGGACCCTGTGACTGCAGGTCTGTACCTGATGACGAATGGACTGCCGAATATCAGCGACCGATTCGTGATTGGCGGCCCGGGCGAGGGCTACGAATGGACAGATACGCAGGCGGCAAAAACTGTGTCGGTATCTGCGCTGTCTACAGAGCCATCATTCGCATGGACGGCTCTACAGAGCAAGGGATCGATCTATACCCAGGGTTCAGATGTAAAGCTGCTCGCCGGTTGTTCTTGGAGTGCTGGGTCGCTTTGCGGGTCGCGCGGTCGGGTTGCGTTTTACGCCCGTTGGGTTGCGAATTCGGCTATCGGCGCGCGCGGTTGCGCCCGGAGCCGTAGGCGGAAAGCGTGACACGTTCGCGCACAAAACGGGGTGAGCCCCTTAGGCAGCTGCTCGCCGGTTGTAATTGGAATAATGGGTCGAATTGCAGGTCGCGCGGTCGGAATGCGAATAACGCCCGTTGGAATACGAATTCGAATATCGGCACGCGCGGTTGCACCCGGATACATGGGACTGTAGTCCAACTCCACATGGCTGGGGGATCAATCCATGTTGGTCGCCACAAGGTGGCCAGCAAAATACACAACGGAGACCTTGCCCGGTCAGTAGGTTGCTCGAAAGTCGGACAGGGAAATTGATATGGCAAAGAGACATGGCGGGTTGTGGCAGCTGATAACCAGCAGAGATAATTTTCAAACGGCATACCACAAAGCAATTCGCGGTAAAGGCCGGATGCAAAATATCGTTGCCTTCGCAAAAGACGCCCCTGGAAACATTGAGAAGGTGCGAAATCTGCTCCTGACAAAGCAGTTCCGAACCAGCCCTTATCAGCGAAAAGTTATCACCGAGCCAAAGCGTAGGGAAATCTTTGTGCTGCCATTTTCTCCGGATCGCATAGTTCAGCACGCGCTGATGAATGTTGTTGAGCCGATATGGGACAAGATGATGATTTTTGATTCTTACGCATGCCGGATCGGTAAAGGGCAGCATGCGGGAAGCCAACGAGCAATGGAGTTTGTCCGGAGCTATAAATATTGTCTGCAATGCGATGTAGCTAAGTTTTACCCGAGTATCAATCACGATGTTTTAGCCGGAATTGTCCGTAAAAAAGTCAAGTGCCCAGAGACCCTATGGCTCTTGGATGACATCATCTATAGCTATCCAGGTGGTTGCAATACCCCGATCGGAAATTATACCAGCCAGTGGTTTGGGAACCTGTACTTAAACGAACTGGATGTGCTGGTGAAGCAGGATCTCAAAGTGAAAGGATACCTCAGATACTGTGACGACTTCCTGCTATTCGGCGATGACAAGAGCCTGTTGCACCGCATGAAAGAGCTGATCGGGGATTTTTTAAGAGATAGGCTGCGGCTTAGCTACAGTTATGCCGAGGTCTTCCCAGTAAAGAGCGGGGTGGATTTTTTAGGGTACAGGCATTTTCCGACACATGTCCTGCTCCGAAAATCGACCGCGCTCAGAGTGAAGCGCCGCCTGGCCAAGCTGCCGCATTTGCTCGCCACTGGGCGCCTATCAAAGGAACAGGTGCGGTCGTCTCTAGCTTCAACCAAGGGCTGGTTAAGGTGGGCGTGCACGCACAACCTAAAAATCGCGCTGCAGCTCGAACAGCTTGAGGCCTTGTGTGCCTAAACGATTTTCTGACTTTGCCGAAGAACAACGTCCTCTCGATGGAGACAAAATCAAGATCGAGCAGGTTTTGAATATTGAGATTGAAATTCTTGGCTATCGGGTCACGAGATCGAAATACGAGAAAAACAGAAGCGGAAAGTGCCTACAGCTGCAAGTCGATCTCGATGGAGCACATAAAGTGCTCTTTACCGGATCGGACGTCTTGATAGAGCAAATGGAAAAATACGGACACCAGGTCCCGTTTCAAGCCACCATTAAAAAAATCGACAGGTATTACACACTCTCATGATCGGATTACCCAGCAACTGCAACACACGAGCCGATTACCATTACATCTGCGCCCAGGCCATCCCGGGATGGGAGACGCTGTGGCGGCAACTGCTTGATGGCCGGTTCGTTGCCCAGGGCGAAGAGTTGGTCGAGGATCCACACGCGAAAATATTCGCCCTTGGATTCACGGTGGCCGAGGTCGAGTCGGCGATTGGCTTTTCCGGACTCACAGATCGCGAGGTCGAATGGCGCAACTCGCAGCCGGACCGGTGGCAGCTGATCGACGGCGCATGGCAAGAGATTGATGGGTGGGCATCAGCCAGGGCAGCAACGAAGTTGGCCGAGGCCGTCACCGCAAAAATTACCGAGATTGAGGTTGAAAGCCGCAGGCGTCAATTGGCCGACCTGAGATGGGGCGGCCGCACCTGGTTCGCAGATGCCTGGGCAACCAAGACAATTGAGAGCTGCTGTGCTGTGGCAACGGCGCTCGGCATGGCTGATACGGATCCGATTCGGGTTCCTCCTCCGCTACAGCCTGGATATTGGATGACCGCTGATGTTGACGCTTCCGGAAACCGTATCCTGGTACGGATGACGGTGACTGAGATGCGTCAGCTGCTCACGGCCCTCTACGATCGCAACGGGGCTATCTGGGGTCGAGAGGTGATTCACAAAGCGACCATTGAGGCCATGGTGGCCGAAGGGGCGACTCAGGAGCAAATAGCGGCCTATGACTTCACTGGTGGGTGGATCTGATGGCTATGAGCATGTTGACAACAAGCGAGGTGCAGAATGCCCACATATAACAACACTGGCAGCGTTACCCATGCCATAGGATCCAAGCCGACGCGGCTCCTCCAGCCAGGAGATACAGGATTCGAGACCCCACTGGTCCTGGATCACCTCGATGGGGTGGTCAGGACGGCCGACACGCCGACGTTCAATCTGTTACGAGGGCGGCACGATCTGAGTTTTTCCGGGGTGGGACAACAGACGGTACCGTTCAGCAATCAGCACCTGATTAAATCCATATTAATCTCGTCTTCAATGCCTGTGGATATGTTCCTCAATGCGGCGGACAATGTCCCGGCAAAACGACTGTTGGCCAACAGGGAGTATTTCCTGGTGCCCAATGGGATGATCGAATCATTGATCTTTGACGCCAAAGAGGCCGGAGTTGTGGTGGTTGAAGTCATTGGGCCGTCCTCCGCTGACGAAGAAATAAACGCTGGAGTGACTTTCGGTGGCGAGGGTGTGACCTTTGGGGGGCAGGGGGTGACATGGTGAGAATACGCAACAGCCATATTCTGGCGGCATTACTGGCCATTTTTGTTGTTTGTGGCACGGCTTCAGGCGTCGAACTGGACACGAATCATGACGGCAAGATTGATGACATCCTGCTGCCATCCACAATTACCCGTGACAGCGAGCTGAGCACTGGACTGGCAGGGAAGCAGGATTATTCGGTCGTACTGGATGTCTATGCCGGAATTAACCCTTCGGCCAACGTGCAGTCTCTGCTGGCAGCTGCAAACTATGCCGCCATGCGCTCCCTTTTGACCCTTGTTCCGGGGACCAACGTGCAGGCGTATGATGTGGATTTGCAAACGGCTGCAGGGGCTGATGCTGCGTCTGTCAGCACCTATTTCGGCAAGAATGCCGGTGGGACAGTGGGGTTCTTTGCCCTTCCGAGCATGAGCTTGCCCGCCTGGATGCCCTCCACCGGACCTACCGCCGACAACCAGATCATCCAGGCATCGGGCGTGGGGGAATCGGCTTGGGTGAGTGTGGTGGATGGGCTGATCAACGATGCGGGCGCCGGCGCGGATGATCTGCTCAGCGCCAGCGAGATCAATACCCGCATCGCCACATCGGCGGCCACGCGGCAACCGGCTGATGCGGACCTCACCAAGGATGCCGTGGTGTTTGTGATCGATGGCGGCGGCTCGGCCATCACCACCGGCGTCAAGGCGGATTTGGAAGTCCCGTGGAATGCGACCATTACCAGCTCGACCCTGGTGTGTGATCAGTCCGGGTCCATCGTCCTCGATCTATGGCGGGATACCTACGCCAATTACCCGGCAACGGTGGCGGACACAATCACCGCATCGGCCAAGCCCACCCTGTCTGCGGCCACCAAGGCGCAGGACGCCACCCTCACCGGCTGGACCACCGCGTTGACCTCCGGCGACATCCTGCGGATCAACGTGGAATCTGCCGCCACGGTGACACGCTGCACCCTCAGCCTACAGGTGGCCAAATGATCCGTATGCAAATGACCCGCATCATAGCGATCTGGATGGCCGGCCTCCTGTTCGCTGCCCAGCCGTGCATGGCCATGGTGGTGGGGTATTGCCGGGCGGGTGGCTCGGCGTGGACCACCATCCTGTCCGATGGGTTCGACGGCGACTTTTCTTTGTGGACCTCAGAGACGGACGTCAACACCATCGGCGCGGTGTCGGGATCGGCGTATGTGGTGACGATGGCTGCGCCAGCCCAGGTGGCCTATCTCAACAAGACGTTTGCCAGCCCTGCCCCCTATGCCCATGTGCGGTGGGATTTTTACGCATCGCTCTCAGATGTGACAGCGGTCGGTAATGCGGCTGGGCAGACGATCCGAGTTGCCCAAGGGGGCAACGGCAGCAACGAGACGATGTTCAGCGTATCGGCGCGGTGCTCCGCCGCAGGTGGCGATGTTGATCAAATCCAGTTCGGCTACCACAACGGCACGGCAGCCACTACCAGCAACCAAACCTTTGCTTGGGTGGCCGGGCAATCCCATCACATCGTGGCCGAATACTATGCCGCTGATGGTGGGCTTGGTTTCGCCACGTTATCGGTGGATGGGGTGCAGCTAGTCAACGCCACCGGATTGAGCAACAGCGCCAGGACATTCGACCGGGCAAAACTGGGCGTGGCGCTTAACAGCATGGCAGCGGCGCCAACGACCGTGAGCGTGCAAGGAGTTGTCTATGCGATCATGTAGCGTAGCGCTATTGGTGGGCGTGCTCTGCGCCCCATCTCTATGTCAGGCGGCACCAGCAATCACCTCTGCCACGATAGGGGCGGAGTCGATTACGATCACCGGATCGGGTTTTGGCATCAAGTCGCAGCCGCAACCCATCCGATTCGACCAATTCGACGACCTCACCAACGGAAACCAAGTGTCCACCGAAACAGGCTGGTGGACGGAATCAAGCACCAACACCACCAATCAGGTGCGGGTGTCGAATGACTATGCGTTCAGCGGCGCACAATCGGCCAAGGCTGTACAGGCCTGGAGCACCAATAACCCGCAGCTATTCAAAAACTCGGTGGGGTTTACGGACACCAAAAAAATCTATGTGTCCATGTGGATTCGCTGGAAATGGCCGACATGGACGGGCGGCGTGCCGTATGAGGCTTTGCAGTTCAAAACATGGCGGGTCTGCGCATCGCTGGAAAGCAACGGTTTCGACAACTACCCGGCTGTCAACAGCTTCATGTGGCGTGATTATTACACCGACGACTCGGATGCCTATTACTTGGGTATGCCGTGGTCTATCGCCCACGGTGGGTCAAACGCCACCGTCTACTTT